AGCATCATGGGCGACGCCACTTCCGCTTTCCGTAATGGGAAAATCGGTATGTTGGATCGTTTTTCCGTCTACGTGAACAACAACATGTCCACGGTCACCGACGGCACTACCGGCAACCAGGCAACCAACGTGATCTTTGGCCACAAGAAGGCGCTGACCTTCGCAAGCCAGATGACCAATATGGAAACCCTGCCCAACCCCTCCGACTTCGGCAAGCTGATCCGTGGCTTGAACGTCTATGGCCGTAAGGTCATTGATCCGAACGCCATTGGTCACCTGTACGCAGAACGCGGCTAAACCCACAGGTAAAACCCGCTAACGCAAGGCTGCCTTTCGGGGTGGCCTTGCTTTTCAGGAGTAACGCATGGACATCATCAAAGCCCTTGAAGGGGCCAAAACCAAAGACGAACTGGAAGACCTTGGCATTGAGCACCTGGGCGTCGATGTGGATAAGCGCAAAGCCAAGGAAGTGATGCGGTCTGAATTGTTGGCCGAGGCTGAAGATCAGGCTGAGCCGGAAACAAAGATTCATCCAGAAAAAACGGCCAAGCCAACGCTGGCACCGATAGGCCGTATGGCCCGAAACAAAGCCACCGGCCGAGTTATGCCGTGGACGGCTGCAATGGCCAAGTATTCACACATGGAGGAAATCTAGCCCATGGCCACCGTTGCCCCGATCATCAACAACGTCAAGACAGTTTTGCAGGAGATCACCGCAGACGGTATACGCTGGAACAATGTTGAGCTGGTTGGCTGGTTGAATGAATTTTACCAGGCAGCGGTACAAATTAAGCCCGAGGCATTCTCTGTAAGCGAAAGCCTGTCTCTTGTCGAGGGCACGAAACAAGACATTCCCACCAGTGGCCTGCGATTGCTGGACGTGATTCGCAACGCAACCGGTATGGCCATCACGGTCACAACTCGTCGCGCACTGGATTCGACCCGCCGCAGTTGGCACGCAGACCAGGCCAGCAGCAGCATCGAGCAATTCACATTTGATGAGCTAAGCCCCACTCGCTTTTACGTTCACCCGCCTGCGATTGCCGGTACTTCCGTTGATATTCTGTATTCCGCCGTGCCGGAGGGCCATAACGCTACGCTGGATTTGGCCGTCGTCGGCTTGGAGTCGTTCAAGCTGAACGCCGCTTATGTGCCTGTGGCCACCGATTACATTCTTTACCGGGCCTTCAGCAAAGACGCCGAACACGCGCCGAATTTGCAGCGGGCCCAGATGCACTATCAAAGCTACATGCAACAAATGGCCGGCAAGGCGCAGACGGATGCGCAAACTTCCCCGAACGCCTATGACGCCTCCACGAACCCGCAGAGGGCCAGATAATGACAATAGATGATCTGGTAAACCAAGTGGCGATTGATGTGCCTGACGCCCCGCTGATGACCGTGCGCGAACAGATCAAGCGCATGGCCCGCGAATTGTGCCAAGAGGCTGATGCCTGGGTGATCGAGGGCATTGTGGTGGTGGCCGCTAAATCCGGTTATGCCCAAGTGCTAACGCCCGAGAACGGCGAGGTGCTGCGCATATCTGCACTGAAGGACACCGACCGTTATCTGAAGGCTAACTTTGACTTTGAGCAGAAACGCCCCAACCAGATCACCATGTTGCGCGACACCAAAAGCGATACGCTGACCGGCCGATTGGCCTGCCGCCCGGCCGTGGGCGCCGATCTTCCTGAAGCCTTGCTGAACGATCACGCCGACACGATATGCAACGGCGCCCGCTGGCGACTCCTGCTGATGCCGCAACCGTGGCGCGATCCTCAAATGGCCACCTACTACCAGACCCAATACCGATCCGGCACAACAGATGCCAAGCGCCTTGCCAGCTTTGGTCATGCCCGCGGCGGTATCCGCGCGAAAGCCCGACAGTTCATCTAACGGAATCCTCTATGAAGATTCAGCACGCAGCATTCCGGGGTGAAGTGCCTATTCTGGACGCCAGGCTATTGCCTGAAAACAACGCACAGATTGCCCGCAACCTGAATTTGAAGAAGGGAACGCTGCGCCCGCACCGGGATACGTTGATTGCCAGCAGCCTCCCGGCGACCATTAGCCCGAGCAACCTGTACCGGTACGACGTTGGCAACGACGGAGATGGCTTCTGGTTCTCATGGGGCAATCAATACGACGTGGACGTGGTTCGCTCACCGATTGCCAATGATGCCTACGCCCGCGTGTATTGGACAGGCCAGGATGCGCCCAAGATGGGCAGTCTTGCGCAAGTCACCACCGGTACCGGTCCCTATCCTTCAGCCTGGTTCACGTTGGGCGTACCGGCTCCCGAGTCTGGCCCAACCATTACCACGCCGGCTGATCGCACAACCGTCCCCGATACGGCGCTGGAAGTATTCTATCTGGTCACGCTGGTCACCGAGTTTGGTGAAGAGGGCCCGCCAAGTGATCCGTCCGGGGTAGGTATTCGATGGGACGACGTAACTGGCGCCCCGGCTAACGGTGAGCTTGAGATAGCATTGCCGAGCATTCCCAGTGCTGCGCTGAACATCACCAAGAAGCGGCTCTATCGCGTCGAAAGTGGCGGGCAATATCAACTGGTGGTTGAAGTCACCGCCGCTACCGGCACCTTTACTGACTCGGTTTTGTCCGAAACCCTTGGGCGAGCACTGGAAAGCACTGAATGGGACGCACCAAACCCTGAGATGCAGGGGCTTACCACGCTACCGAATGGCATTCTTGTCGGTTTCTTTAAAAATACCCTGGCCTTTAGTGTGCCGTATTTGCCGCACGCATGGCCTGTGAGCTACCAGTTAGCATTCAGTGATCCCATCGTGGCCATTGCAGCGGTCAGTAACGGTTTGATTGTGACGACCACGGGGCAGCCCTGGCTTGTCACTGGTTATAGCCCAGAGTCTATGGGCCAGATGAAGCTGGACGAGAATCAACCCTGCCTCTCCAAGCGATCCATGGTGGATATGGGCGGTTACGCTGTTTACGCCGGCTACGACGGCTTGGTAGCTGTGGGCGGCTCTGAGGCACAAGTCATCACCTCGCAAATATTAACCCGCGAGCAATGGCAAGCATTGAGCCCGGCAACCCTGCACGCTTACCGATACGACGGCATGTATCTGGGTTTTTATGACGGCGGCTCGTTTGCCTTCACTCCAGGATCTGGCATTGAGTTCTACGACACCGTAGCCAGCGCCGGTTATTACGATGTGTTTGAGGATGTTTTGTACTTGGTGCAAGGCTCTGATGTCACCCAGTGGGACAAGGGCGACCCGCTCACCTACACCTGGCGCTCACGCCTTCACGAGATTCCCCCAGGCGCCGCTGGATTCACTTGCGGCAAGCTGATTGCTTATGACTACCCGGTCACTCTGAATGTCTACGCCGATGGCGTTACCGTGATGAGCCGGTCTATTACCTCCCACAATATGTTTCGTATGCCTCCCGGTTTTACTTTGTTCCGAGACTGGGAAGTGGAACTGCGAGGCACCACTGAAATTGCCTCCATCCAGTTATCCACGTCGCCAGGAGAGCTTGTTTAATGACTAAGCGTCGTCGTTCCCTGCCACCAGTTTCGCCAAAAATCCCGGCAGAGATGCGCCCTATCGTGGCCGCTATTGCCGAATCCATTGATGTTGGGCAAGGCGTTCGAGGCAACCCCCTGGACGCCTGGGTTACGCGACAGGACTTGGTAGATAGCGGGATTGGCAAGTTTAGCGCTCGAGCTGGGGGCGGAAGCCTGACGCCGGGAGATGGCGACGGAGGCGGCGGAACGCCAAACCTGACCATCCCGCCCAAGCCGACCAGTTTCAATGCCGTGGGCGGATTCAACGGCGCCATCAATCTCACTTGGGATTTCCCCGGCACGCTGTACAGCAATCACGCCTACACCAGCATCTACCGTTCAGAGACGGACAACTTTGCCAATGCCATTCTGGCAGGGCGTGAAGCAGGCGCGTTCTATACCGACTACCGGCGCGATGACGTAGCCCCCACGCCTTACTATTACTGGATCACGTTCACATCAACCAGCGACATTGAGGGGCCAACCAATGCGACGGCCGGCACGCTGGCGCAAGCGCTGTTTGATCCTGATTACATTATCGGGCTGCTGGAGGGACTGCTTTCAGAATCGGAACTGGCAGACGAATTGCTGACGCCGATTCAAACAATCCCGACGATCCAGAATACTCTTGACGATTACGGCATTCGCATTCCGACACTGGAGGGAACAGTCGGGGATCATGCTATCGAAATTCCGTCGATGCAGGATTTGCTTGATGACTATGGCCCCCGCATCGAAGCAGCGGAAGGCACGATCGTTGATTACGACAATGAGTTTATAGACGTCAATGCCTCGCTGGTGTCGGCCAACAACGACATTATTGCCAATGCTGACGCTTACTCGACGCTAGATGCCCGCGTAGTAGTTACTGAAAACAGCATTTCATCTCAAGCTGGTGAGCTTACATCAATCCAGGCAACTCTTAACGATCTGACGATTTCTCTGTTTGACGAAAGCAATGTTTACGCAATCGGCGAGTTGTTTAGATACGACAACGTGGTTTATGAGGTTACGGCTACGCAGTCTCAGCCTAACGCAACACCGCCGGACACGACGTACTATGACCCGCTGCCCGACTACGAAAGCATTGCAGACACTGTATCGGCTAACTCAGGCGCTGTATCGGCGCTAGATACTCGTGTTAGCTCGGCGGAAGGAACGATATCAGCACAGAACACTGATATAACGCTGCTTGAGTCTGATGTGAGTGCCGCGCAGGGTGACATTATAGGCAATGCCGATGCCACGTCCGCTCTTTCAACGCGGGTAACGACGGCAGAAGACACGGTTACTTCTCAGGGAAGTGACATTGTTGCACTTGAGAATACCGTGAATGATGCGGTTTCTGGCGTGGCCGCCAATGCCAATGGCGTTAGTTCGCTTGATACCCGCGTGACCTCAGCGGAAGACACGGTTACGTCGCAGGCCAGTGACATCACGGCGCTGGAAAGCACGGTAACCGGTCTGGTTACGGACACAAATGCTAACAGTTCAGCGGTTTCTTCTTTAGAGTCCCGAACAACAGCGGCGGAAGATGAAATTACCAGTGTTAGTTCTGCCGTAACTGTACTGGAGAGCAGTCTCGTTGCGGCAGAGAGCGATATAACGGCGACCAGCGACGCCCTTTCACTTCTTGACGCCCGGGTAGTAGCGACCGATGAAACGGTTACTGCTCACAGCTCCGACATTACCCAGCTTCAGACTGACGTTTCTAACTTGGACTCGGAGGGTAATGCGCAGGCATTGAGCGAACTTGATGTTCGTGTTACTTCAAATGAGGACGGGCTTACCGCGCAAGCCAGCGACATAACGACGTTGCAGGCAGGCGTTGATGACAATTCTGCTGCGGTGCAAACCAAGGCCGAGGCGCAAGTAGTCACGGATTTGAGCGGCGAAGTCACCAGCATCAAGGCCCGCTACAGCATCAGGCTGGACGTGAATGGCCGAATGAGTGGCCTGGTCTTTGGTGATAACGGCACTCAAAGCAGCTTAGTGATCGCTGCAAATGCCATGTACTTCATTGATCCGGGCCAGAGCATTACCCCGTTTAATCCAGCCACCAACTACTCCAGCATGAACGCCGCACGCGAAACGCAGCTGGTGTTTGGCTATGCCCAGGTAGAAGGCGCCAAGCGGTTCGTCATTAATGCTCCGGCGTATATACCCGAGGGCTACATCACCAAAGGGCAGATAGGTGCGGTTGGGTTTGGTCAGATTGAGGACAGCAATGGCCAGCCGGTGACAACGGTGGCAGGTAAGCTGCTGGTGCAGAACATTGACGTGGATAATCTGAGCGTGGCGGAAGCGGCGACGTTCTATGGCGATGCGCAGTCGGGAAACTTTGAGACAGGAGTGTCCGGCTGGAGATTGTTACAAAGTGGCGTTCTCGAGGCTAACAATATATGGGCTCGTGGGCGAATTGACGGAACTTTAATAACGGGCTCAACAATAAAGGGCTCTGTCATTGAAGGTTCTGCGTTTGTGGCGTTAACTGAGTTTGGTTCGCCTTACGTCGGGCTTACGTCGAACCTCTCTTGGTCGGATTCTGGTGGCAAAACTACTGGCTGGCGTTACTCAAATTACGTTGACATATACAGTGGTAATTATTCAGATACGAGCGAGTACCGTCGATATAGAAGGTCGAACATTGATGCGGTTCTTACGGTGAGTGATGAAGCTTCACATTCCATAGTTCAGCTGGAAGTTAGAATCCAGGTATTTGAGGGAACCAATCTAGTTATAGATACAGGTTACCGTAGTAGTACTGGGTACTGGTCCGG